TGGTAAATGGGTAAAGCCAGTAAATATTAAAACTAACTGGAGGGTAACCAAGACATGTCTTCGTTTGGGTAGAAAAATTATTGGGAAATGTTTGATGGGGTCTACATCTAATGCGTTGAGCAAAGGTGGTCAGAACTTCAAAGACATGTATGAGGATTCAAATATCAATCATAGAAACGCTAATGGTCAAACCAAGAGTGGGTTGTATTCTTTATTCGTTCCTATGGAATGGAATATGGAAGGATTCATTGATAGATATGGAATGCCAGTATTTAAAAATCCATCTGTACCTGTTAGGGGTATTGATGATAATTGGATTAAAGTTGGAGCTGTTGATTATTGGGAAGCAGAGGTAGATGGATTAAAGAGTGATGCCGATGCTTTGAATGAATACTATAGGCAATACCCAAGAACAGAGTCTCACGCATTCAGAGATGAAAGCAAGCAGGCTATGTTCAATCTAACTAAGATATACCAACAGATTGATTATAACGATTCTCAAATGGATAGTTATTCTGTTACTCGTGGCTCTTTCCATTGGAGAAATGGGGAGAAGGATACAGAAGTTGTATTTACTCCAGACCCAAGAGGAAGATTCTTGATAAACTGGACACCACCAAAGGGAATGCAAAACAATGTGGTACAGAGAAACGGGAATAAGTATCCGGGTAATGAACATTTAGGAGCATTCGGTTGTGACCCATATGATATATCAGCTGTAGTAGGAGGTAGGGGGTCAAATGGTTCCTTGCATGGAATGACTAAGTACCATATGGATGATGCCCCTGCTAACCAATTCTTTTTAGAATACATTGCTCGTCCACAGACGGCAGAGATTTTTTTTGAAGAAGTTCTTATGGCTTGTGTATTTTATGGGATGCCTGTCCTTGCAGAGAACAATAGACCGAGATTACTATATCACTTTAAGAATAGGGGTTACAGAGGGTTCAGCATGAACCGACCTGATAAACATTTTTCAAAACTAAGTAATACTGAAAAAGAACTAGGGGGTATCCCTAACTCATCGGAAGACATAAAGCAAGCTCATGCATCGGCAATTGAAACATATATTGAAAAAAATATAGGGTTTGATTTCGCAGGAATATATAGAAGCCCTGACGAAATAGGAACCATGCCATTCACTAGAACTCTTGAGGATTGGGCTAAGTTTGATATTGATGAGCGTACAAAGTTTGACGCATCTATTAGTTCAGGACTTGCAATTATGGCTAATCAAAAACACGTGTATTTGCCTGAAAAACAAAAATCCAAAATAAACATTACTTTTGCAAGGTATTCCAATAATGGTAATTATAGTGAAATAATACGATGAAAGAAATTAAAATAGATATTAGTCCTACATCTTTCCCCGGTCAGTTTGTATCTGATGCAGTGAAGAAAACGAAAGAGTATGGGTTACAGATAGGTCAAGCTATTCAGTATGAATGGTTTAGAAAAGATGGAACCCAATGTAGATACTATAGTCAGTGGAGAGATTTCCATAGACTTAGATTATATGCAAGAGGAGAACAATCTACTCAGAAATATAAAAATGAATTAGCTATTGATGGGGATTTATCGTATTTAAATTTAGATTGGACTCCCGTTCCAGTCATCCCCAAGTTTGTTGATATCGTTGTTAACGGTATGTCTGATAGATTGTTCAAGATTAAAACATATGCACAAGATGCAATGTCTTTATCTAAGAGAAACAGTTATCAGAAAATGGTTGAAGGACAGGTTGCTGCAAAGGACGTATTAATGACCGTTAAAGAACGCTCAGGAGTTAATCCATTTATGATGGATGTTCAAGACTTGCCTGAGAATGATGAAGAACTACAATTGCATATGCAGTTGAAGTATAAGCCAGCTATTGAGATTGCTGAAGAAGAAGCAATCAATACAATACTTGATGAGAATCATTATCAAGATACACGTAAGCGTGTAGATTATGACATCACTACTATTGGTATTGGGGTTGTTAAACATGAATTTCTTCCCGGAGCAGGAGTAGAGATATCATATGTTGACCCTGCGAATGTGGTATACAGTTATACTGAAGACCCTACATTCAAAGATTGTTTTTACTGGGGAGAAATTAAAACAGTTCCAATTACAGAACTATTAAAGATAGACCAAAGTTTAACACAAGATGACCTACAAGAAATATCTCAATACAGCCAAACATGGTACAACTACTACAACGTTGCACAATACTATGAGAACAGTATCTTCTACAGGGACACTGCCACATTATTATATTTCAACTACAAGACTAGTAAAACAATTGTATATAAGCGTAAAAAGCTAGACAATGGTTCAACAAGGATGATTGAAAAGGATGATACCTTTAATCCTCCTGCTGAGATGATGGAAGAAGGTGGGTTTGAGAAAGTTGAGAAAAAGATTGATGTATGGTATAACGGAGTCATGGTGATGGGAACAAACTATTTATTAAAATGGGAGCTTGCATCAAACATGGTTAGACCAAAATCATCATCTCAACATGCATTACCTAATTACATTGCATCAGCTCCAAGAATGTACAAGGGAGTTATTGAATCTTTGGTTAGAAGAATGATTCCTTTTGCTGATTTAATTCAGTTAACCCATTTAAAATTACAGCAAGTAATTGCGAGAACAGTACCTGATGGTGTGTTTATTGACGCAGATGGATTGAATGAAGTAGACTTGGGTACAGGGAATGCATACAATCCTGAGGATGCTTTAAGGTTATACTTCCAAACAGGTAGTGTAATTGGACGTAGTTATACACAGGATGGTGACTTTAACAATGCAAGGGTTCCAATAACTCAGTTGACATCTAACTCAGGTGCAGCAAAGACCCAAATGCTGATTGCTAACTACAATCATTATATGGATATGTTACGCACAGTAACAGGATTGAATGAGGCGAGAGATGCTTCAACCCCAGACCCAGATTCATTAGTTGGTTTGCAGAAGTTAGCAGCATTAAATTCAAATACAGCTACTCGACATATTCTTCATGCAGGGTTATATATATACAGGTCATTGGCAGAAGCTTTGACTTATAGGATATCTGACATTGTAGAGTATGCAGACTTTAAAGAAGATTTTGTATCAAGGATAGGCAAGTATAATGTATCTCTATTAGATGAGATACGTGAACTTTACATTTATGATTTTGGTATTTTCATTGAGGTATCTCCTGATGAAGAAGAAAAAGCTCAACTTGAAGCTAACATCCAAATGGCTTTGTCTAAGGGAGATATCAATCTTGAGGATGCTATTGACATCCGTGAGATTAGAAACCTTAAGCTTGCAAATCAATTGTTGAAAATGAAACGAGTAAAGACTCAAGAAAGAGAAGAAAAGATGGCAATGCAAAAGCAAGCCATCACTGCTCAACAACAAATGCAGGTTCAACAAATGGCAGCACAAACTGCTATGGCAAAGATTGAGGGAGAAACCAAAGCTAAGATGAGTGTTAAACAAGCTGAAGTTCAACTTGATATTCAACGCATGCAGGCTGAGGCTGAATTGAAAAAAGAGTTAATGCAATTAGAGTTTCAGTTTAATATGCAATTAGCACAAGTAGAAGGGACAACTTTATCTGAGAAAGATAAAATGAAAGAAGAAGCCAAGGACAAGCGTGTATCTATTCAGAATAGTCAACAATCAAAATTAATTAATCAACGTAAGAACAACTTACCACCAATTGATTTTGAATCGAATGAAGATAGTTTAGATGGTTTTGACCTAGCAGAATTTAACCCTAGATAACATATAATTTTTTTTATATAACTTTGTACCCATAATTAAATTAAATCAAATGGAAATAAAAGTAAGAGAAGTGGCATCAATAGAACCTAAAGGGATTCAAGAGATGGAAAACCTCCTGTTGAAAAAACATGAGGAAGAAATTAATAATGCAGAGCCTATTAATATAGATACTACTGCTGACCCAATAGAAACTATTAATGATGGCTCCGTACCTCCGGTTGCTTCAGAGCTAAAAGAGGAAGATGTTCTTTCATATATTGGAAAAAGATTTAACAAAGAAATAAGTTCCTTTGATGAATTGATGCAAGAGCGTAATCAGGAAGTTTTGCCTGAGGATGTATCTGCGTTTTTAAAATTCAGAAAAGAAACAGGAAGAGATATCAAAGACTTTTTAAAAGTAAATGAGAATATCGATTCCTTGAGCGAGGATGAAATCATCCAAAGATATTTGAAGAGTAATAACTCTCATTTAGATGATGATGATGTTAATGTGATGATGGAAGATTACAAATTTGATGAAGACATTGATGATGAATCGGACATTAAAAAAATCAGACTCGCAAGAAAAAAAATAATTGTAGAAGCGAAGAACTATTTAAATCAGGAAAAAGAAAAGTACAGAATTCCTCTTGAGTCAAGACAGGGTTCTATTTCAGATTCTGATAAAGAAGAGATTGACGCTTACAAACAATCAATAGCGAAAGCTAAAAGTTTTGAAGAAGAACAAAGCAGAAGAAAAGAATGGTTTGATAAACAAACTGAAGATTTATTCAATGAGCAATTCAAAGGTTTTGAATTTAATATCAATGATAAAACACTTCGCTTTTCTACTGGTGATTTGACCGAAACCAAAAAACAACACATTAATCCAGCAAGCTTTATCAATAAGTTTTTGGATGAGAATGGATTGTTAAAGGATACGGTTGGATATCACAAAGCTTTAGCAGCAGCTTTAAACCCCGAAAAATTCGCCAAGTTCTTTTATGAACAAGGTAAAGCAGATGCCACAGATGATGTGACACGTAAGATAAAAAATATTAATATGTCGGAGCGTATCGCACCACAGGCAACTATGAAAGAAGGGGTACAGGTTAAAGAGGTGAATCCTGATTCTGGAAGGAATCTTAAAATCCGAAGCTTTAAAAATAGATAACAACAATAACTAAAAACTACTAAAATGTCAGGTGCAATTTTATCCACCCCTACCTATGCCCTTCAGCCGGCTGCTGAACGTGTCGCATTGTCAACTAACTACCTAACCAGTTATTCATTCTTGAATACGTATCTTCCTGATACATATGAGAAAGAATTCGAGCGTTATGGTAACCGTACTATTTCTTCTTTCCTCCGTATGGTGGGAGCTGAAATGCCTTCTAACTCTGACCAAATCAAATGGGCTGAACAAGGTCGTTTACATTTGAAGTTTACAAACGTAACTTCAGCTGCTGCTGTAAGCTCAAACACAGCAACACTTACTATCAATGATACTGGTGTGACTTCTGTTCCTGTTCGTGTTGGACAAACCATCTTCATCCAAAACAACGCAAATGGATTGAGTAACAAAGCGATTGTAACAGCTGTATCAGCTACTCCTTACACTTCGCCTTACACTTTCACAGTTGCTTACTATGAGAATGGTGGTCAAACTTTCGCAGTATCTACACAGTGTACTGTATTCATTTATGGTTCTGAAT